CTTGGTGTCCATCTTGACGATGGCTGACCCGTCCGGAAGTTCTTCGATCTCCGCCTCGTCCTCGGGCAGTTCGACCTCGACGCCTTCTTCGGCTTCGTCGGTCATGCCCTCAATGAAGCGGCCGTACTCGGGTTCGATAGGGAATTCAGTGGCCATGGTTTACTTTCTCTTCTGGACAGCCAGTCGCATGGCGTCGAGGTTGTCGGTGAACTTCACCTTCTTCACTGCCCCGCCAATTGCCTTCTTTACGGGGGCAGAGAAGTCCACCACTACGCGGGCGGGGATGTTGGGAAGACCCATGGATTGGAAGGCGCGAGATCTGTGCTGCCCTTCCATTACATAGGCTTGGCCGCTTGGATCTATTCCAACAAAAATGGGCTCAATCTCTTTACTCTGCTCAATCTGTGCGCGAAGGTCGGCGATGCGCCTGACATCTTTGGGCGAGTTGTATCCCGTCAAAGGGCCGACCGCAGAAAGCGGGACCGACCGAACACCGGGCGCGACCTCAAAGTCATTGAAGTGAGACTGCGCGGACTGAATCAGGCTTTCGCTCGAGGGTCGCAAAGAGAAACCACCGCCCTGCCAATCCTGAAGCCCCTGAAGCGCCTTTTTCTGCGTCGGCGTCATGTCGGCATACCAACTGGGTTCTTTGCGCTCAATGATCTTTACTTCTGGCTTTCTGGCCTCTTCCACTCTGGCCATCAACTCAGAAACCCGCATAGAGTCGGCGCGGTTCTGAGCGAGAACTTCATCGCTAAGTTGATCTGCTCCTGATGCTCTGAACGCTTTACTACGCTCACGCACCTGGGCCGCAAGAGCACGAGCCTCGGCTTCCATAGCCTTGGCTTCATCGGCAGACAAGCGTGCAGCCTTAGAAGCAGCCCTGGCGGCAGCCTTTACAGCGCCACCGGCCTGCATCAGGGGGATCTGCCCGCCCACGGGAGTTGCTTCCCTGCGGCGGATCTCTTCGATCTTCTGCTGAAGCCGCTCAGGACTCATCCATCCTTGGGGCTGCTGACCAAGCGGCAGGTCTTCGAACTGAGCCTTGAGTTCCTGCATAGCGCGGTTCTTGAGAGCCATCTCAGCCTGTTGAGAGGCCATCTTGGCGGCCTGCTCGGCAGAAGGCTTCACAGCCTTGGCGGCAGCCTTGATGGCACCACCTGCCTGCTTCTTCACCGCCCCGCCCTTCTTCTTGCCGGTGTACTGCTTCATGAACTCCTCGAACATCTTGATCTCATCAATCGCTTGCTGATCGATCAACTGGCGAGGGCTGCTAGTCTGCATCGTGCGGGTGAACTCCTTGGCGGGGTAGTTCTGGCGGATGAAGTTGGCCACATCAGAGAACTCAAGTTCTGCCGGGGTCGGATAACGGGTACGGGTGACCGGAGCGCCCTGCTTCATCGGGATCAGGTGCGTATAGGTCGGATGCATCGACAGCGGGATGTCTTCGGGCCGGATGCTTGGGTCGAACTGGAACTGAGACAGCCCGGAGGTCATGATCTCCTTGTTCCGCAACTCCGGCTCAGTGACGGCATCGAGGATGATCCGGCCATCTGGCAGGTTCAGAGCGCCAGTGACCGTGGGCTTTTGCATCAGTTCGTTGAAGTGAATCCGCAACTTCGGATCGAACGCCATCCACAGGTAGGCTTCGTTCTTGTCCTGAATGCCGGGGAAGGTTGGGCGGGGGCCGGACTTCTTGTTGCCCTCGCGGATCAACTTGTTGAACTGCTCGATCTGACTCTTGGTCATCTTCGACAGATCGATGGCTTGCAGGTTGGCATCAGCCAGATGCTGCGCGAACATGGAACCGGCCGGGCCCATGGTCATGTACTGCCCCAACACGGGAGCGTCGAAGAAGTGAGACATCTCCCCGATACGCTTTTGAACATTCGCTGCGATCGGGTTGTTGGATGCCCACGCACCTTCCCCGCCCAACGGGAACCGCGGGCCTCCATGCAGGGGAACCGCATCTTCCATCTGGTACGGGCCCGCCCGGAGCAATTCCGTGTCGGCCATGGTGGTGTCGCCGGAGATGCCGAACTTCACCATGCCCTGCTGCTTCTCGATGTCGGCGGCCTCAGGCTCCGGCACATCCTTGGTCTTACGGTACTGGTGGCGTCCCTCCAGTTCCTTTTCCATGAGGAACTGCTGATAGGTCTTGCCTGCAGGGTTCTTCGAGACCTTCGGGTCAGGGCGGACAAACTCGCCCGTCATCTGCTCGGCCATGCGTTGAGCGATAGGGCGGATCTCTTCCTTCGTCTTGGCAGGCGCACGAGGGATGTCGTAGGGGACAGAGAGTTTCTCTTCCTTGACGGCCTTTGCGGCGCCCTTGGCTGCAGTCTTTGCAGCGCCCTTCGCGGCGGTAAGACCTCCCGCGACCATCTTCACAGCCCCGCCAGTAGCCAACTCCAGACGCATCGTGTCAGGGTTGTCGGAGATGCGGACGCGACTCTTAGAAGCCAACTTCTTGGCGGCCTGATCAAGACTCATGCCTTTGTTGACGAGTTGAACGATCCGGTTCAGCGTAGCGTTGTCGCTCCCCAGACCATACTTCTCCGCAACACGCACAAACTCACCGCCACCAATCTCTGCTGCAGGCATCACAGCACCACCGTCTGCGTAGCCTCTCCGAGTCTCATCACCAACAATGTTGCCCCGAGCGTCGTATATCAGACGCTTGCCTTCAGGGTTGATCAGGTTGTGCAGGCGCTGAATGTCCACACCAGATAGGGCAGGCGGAATGTTTGTCTCGCCAAGATCGCGCAGCATCTTCAGTTCGCCTTCGCTGAAGACGGAAGAAGTGGGGCGCATACCGGCGTTTTGAATATCCCGAATATCCGACCATCGGCCGCTGCGAACAAAGTCCTGCACGAACGGCAGGTAATCTTCTTTGGGGGCTCGGTTACTCTTGCCCTTAATTTGGTTAATTCTTGACGGAAGTTCACCAATTATTTCGTTTGCGGCATTTTGAAACGCCTGCATCCGATCCATCGTCTCATTTGACTTATGCAGTTCTGCAGCCCGAGTCAAAATTGCCTGTTTCTGCTCTCGCGTCGGCATTGGAAACTCGGGATCAGAAGTTAGGTTGTAATCAAAGGTTTTTGGAAATTCATCGGATGCGCCTTTGAAACTGTATCCAATCGGGTGCTTGCCGCGACCAATCTCAACGGTGACATGGGGACTACCTTTGGAGTCAACCAGTGAATACACCTTGGCATCACCGTGCTTGATGGCCTCCCATCCGCCCAGACCATAAGAAAGGCTTCCGGCGTCACCTGACCCCTCCGTCCAGTCAGGATGTCCCTTCGGGGGTTCGTAGCCACGCACAGAGTGGCCCATGGTGTCGGACTCAGCGGCAAATGCTCCGGGCTTGTTCAGTTCAATCCATCGGTAGCCCTGCGGATATTCCTTGTAGACCGGCAGACCTTCCCGCGCAGCAGCAGTGGCCTTGGCGGCCTTCTCTGCCATCTCTTGGTCGTACTGGTGAGCGCGGCGTACTGCCTGCTCCATGGACATCTTTTCCAGTTGCTCAGGACGGATGCGGCCAGTCGCAAGGTCTTCCTTCAGGACATCGATCAGGTGGTCGAAACCAAGGTCTCGGGTATCAAACCTTGCAGCGGTTTCATAAACAGGCGTTTCACCGGGAACCTTTTCAAGCCAAGGATTGCGGCTGAGGATTCCAGGGGCGTCCGATCCTTGATAGTCGCCCGCTTGGGAAAACATCAAATTCTTGTCGGTAGCAGCCTCCCAAGCGCGCCCAAGATCTGTTGAGGCATACCCTTCCTCAGGGAATCCGGCCAATCTGCGGTGACGCTTCAGGGACGGACTCATGTATTCAACATCAAACTCACGCAGGTTCTGAAAGTGAATAATCCCTTGATCCGCCAACTTCCGTACCGGATCTTCCGGCGTGCCCATCTCGTTCTTAATGTAGCCGCCGAGTTTCTTGTCAATCCAACGATCTAAGGCTTCATTCTTTGGAATGGCCTCAAGACCCGCCAAGATGCGGGAAGGGTCTTGACCGAGTTCTCTTTGATTCTGAGCGTGCTGAAGAATCCATTCGCGGTCGGACTCTTTAGGGCCGCGAGGCTTCAGCGGGTCAACGGCCGTTTCAACCTCACCGGCCAACCAGTTGCCACCCTTCATCTTGATGGCGCCCCGTTGGCTTTCAAAGCGTGATTTCGGGGCCAGGATGTCACCGGCCATCTCAGCAGCAACACGAGGAGCGGCCATGGCGGCCCTTCCTGCAGCCTTGGTGGCGGCAACGGTTGCCTTCCCACTCCCAGGTAGCCCGATGAAGTTCACCGGGTCTAGGAGGACGTTTGCTGCAGTCGCAACGCCAGGAGATCCCGTGTACTGCAGGGCCTTCTCGCCCAGGTACTCAGCAGGAGCGCCGAGGGTTTCTAGTGCGCCTGCCGTGTTCTGCAGATACCGCTGACCGGTCTCCGTGCGGGGAAGGTAGGTCAGGGCGCTCTGAACATCTTCGACCTTCTGGGCGGCCCTGTTGACATCAGGAGCACGACCGCGGGTAGGAATCAGTTGGGACAGCCCCGCAAGACCTGCAGGGACGGAGCCGAGAAGTCCAGTGCCGATGGTGGCTGCTGTTTCACCGGCGCCGGTTAGGCGACGGGCAATCTTTTGACCGGTTGTCTCTTTAGGCTGTTGGGACTCCCCATACAGCAAATCTGCCAGTTGTCGCCCTAGGTCGGCCATGGCTTACCCTCGCTCGGAAGATGATGGATTATGCCCACCAGTCTTTTCTGAGTCTATGCGGGATTGGAGCCAGTTTGCCAGTAAAGCCTGCACCTGCCAGGAATCAATCTCAGTCCCAGGCTTGGCCAGGATCTCAAACCGGTTCTCGCACTGAGTCACCTTTACGGTTACCTCAAATGCCGGTATTTCAGGTATCTGCAGGCGCTCAACGATTAGATCAGATCGCATACGGGTTTTCCCTTTTCCGTTGTCCGGCATCGATGTAGTCGTCCTCGTCCAGTTCGTCAGGGATCGGATCGATGTTCAGGAATCCGGCATCCCGCAGATACCGCAGGGCCTGGGACATGGCGTCGCAGAAGTCGTCGTGGTCGGTGTTGGGGAACGAGCAGACCTGACTCACCATCCCTTCGGCCCAGTCCCGGACGTAGCCCTTCCTGTTCATGCTCTCGGGAACCCAGACCCGTCCTGCTCGGATGATGTTTGAGACGATGCTCAGGCGCTGCGTCTTGTCGGCGTTCCCAGGGTTGTATGACCTCACAGGGACATGGGCCCGCTGCAGGTCTTGGATCAGCGAGATGCCCGCGGCCTTGTCCTCCACCAGGACCAGATCCACCCGCTTCCTGTCCTTGCCCTCGCCGTAAACGGTCTCGTACTCCTCGATGACCTTGGGCCGCAGGTCGGGATACTGCAGGCGGTCCTGCCAACAGTCGATGATCAGGACGCTTCCAGGGCAATCCTCCTGGCGGAAGACCCCGAAGGTAATGCAGGCCGTCGGGTCGTTCTCCATCTTGTCCTTGAAGGCGCAGTCGTAGGACTGGACGACGAAGTCCAGTTTGGGGATGGGCTTGTCTGCAGGCCAGAGACGGAACCAGTCCCGGTTGACGATACCACCCTCCTCGGGATCGATGATCTCAGCGTAGATCTCCTGGCGGCCGAGTTTCGTCCCTTCATACTGCAAGATTTGCTTTTGGAAACTCGGGGCTAGGTTGTCGAGGTTGGAGTAAGTGCTCGCTGTCGTTACCTGTACGTCGTCCCCGTCTCGGCCGATGAGGTCGACGATCAAGTCCTTAGGCTTCGGGGTCGTGGTGGCCAGGATGCGGGTGTGCTTGCCCAGGCGCACAGAGAACATGATCTGGTCCCAGGCGTCCTGCAGGTAGTCCCAGGCGGCCAACTCGTCACACCATGCTCCGTGCCACTGGCCACCGCGGAAGCGTTCTGGCTCTGAGGCAGGGATGCCCTTAATAAGTGAGCCGTTGGTGAGTTTGATCTCGTGATACGCCCGGTTGTAGTCCGCGATCAGGATGTTAGGGATCACGGCGATCAGCCCTGAATCCCCCTCGAAGCAGGTAGCCCGAACGTCCGCAGAGGTAGGCGCAGCCACGAGCCACCGGGTGCCAGGAGTCTCCCAGGCCCACCAACCTATCTGCTCTGCAGCCGTCCTGGTCTTCCCGGCTCCGCGGCCTGCCAGGAGAAGCCAGATGCTCCACCAGTCCCCGTCAGGCAGGATCTGATGCTTGTGAGCCTTGGTGAGCCATCCCGCCCTCCAGGCGAAGGCGGCTTGTCTGTCAGCCGGGAGGCGCTTGAACTTCTCCCGAACCTCCTCGTCCTTCAGGACGGCGACAAGTTCATCCACGGCGGGACTGCTCTAAACCCTTCAGTACCGTATCGAAGATGGAGATGTCGGCTTCCACCTTCAGCGGGTTCTCGGCGTCTCCGGCCAGTTGGACCCGGTCACCGTAACGCTTGGGGTTCCACTTGGCCAGGAGTTTCAGGGCGATCTCAGCCTTGGCCTTCTGCCACTGGACGTAGCCGGAATCCACCCGGCCGCCACCCTCGGACAGGATGCGCTCAGGCTCCTGCTTCATGTCGAGCCAGATCTGCTCTGCAATGGCGTCCTGGCCAACTTCACGAGCGCGTGCGATCGCTGCGGAAAGGTCTTCGTCGCGGTTCATCCAATCGTAGACCGTCCTCCACTCCGGGAAGCCGTCCTTACGGCATATCTCCCTTAATGGGATTCCCTCGCTCAGGAGTTCGCACATTTCTCGTGCGATTTCAGGGCTGTACTTGGAAGGGCGGCCGATCTTCTTCTTTGGCGGCTCCTGAGGGGTTTCCGCGGCCTGGGTGGTATCTACCCCTTGGTCAGGGGCTTTTGAAGGCTCTGCGGCGGTTTTGGTGGCTTTCCGTGGCATCTCGTACTTTCAGAGACATTGGACTGCCGGGGAGTTTAACTCGCGGTTGAGGTTTTGGCCAACAAGGATGGGCACCGTGTGCAGGCGGCTCATCGGCGCGGTCTGCACTCCGCCCGAATTTGCCCGATGCCCATGCGTGTTGGCCCCTTCTTGGGGCCGCGGGTTCAGTTGCAGGTGGTGTTGCAGGTTCGGGCGGCGCCCGTTCCGTAGCAGCACTCGGTGCAACTGATGGTCTTGCCATTGACGGTAACCGTGTAAAACCGGCACGAGGCATAGGCCGCAGTGGCAAATGTGGTGATGGCCAGGATGGCGGCGATCTTCTTGAACATGGTTTTCTCCTTGAGAAGGGCCACGA